GAACACCAGGTTAAGGGGCGTTTTCGCGTGGAACACCGCAGATAATTATGCAAAAAACTGTTAGGCTAAGTAAATCAATGACTTACGCCTGCGCGCTATTTAACATAATGGGTCTTATGCGCAAAAGCCGTGGAACATCGCCGTGGAACACTGGCTGCGGCCCGCTAGACCCCCCCTTGCGACTGCCGGGGGGTGGGTAGTGGTAGGGGTAGCCCCTCACTCACCGAAAAATTTTTTTACTACTTCAACAAATCCCGATCAGCCTTGCGCGCGCCCCCTTTGCCGCTTACAAAGCTATTCACGCGCCCCCTGGCCCAAGCAGTCATCGACACATTGCGTGATCCGCTCGATAGGTACGCGCCTTTGCCGCGCTGCAGAACTTTTTTCAGCTGGCCGTAGGTAAAACGCGAGTTTTTCGCTTTGTTGCGTAAAAACGTCTCGTCAGACGCGCTAACGCTTGTTTTTCTTTTTGCTGGTTTTGCTTTTGGCTTGGCTGGCACGGGATTTACTCACTTTTTTAATGTCGATTGGTAGGCCGCGCTTGTATCGTTCGCGCGTATCAAGGATCTCGCGCTCTTTCGCGGCTTTGTTTTTGGCACCCGAAACGTATTTTTTCGGCACGCCCTTTTTGGTTTTGGCGACGGTCTTGAATTTCCGCGTCATCGCTTCGATCGCGCCTTGCGCGCTGCGCTCTGCGCGGTCTTGCTCAGCTGTCCAAAGTGGAAAAGCGGCTTAGAGCTCGCGCTATGCCTGGCACCGCTATGCAGCGAGCCGTCGGGCATCTTGTGCATGCCGCCTTTGTGGACTTTGCCGTCGCGGGTGTAGTGGTTAACGCCTTTGGCCATTCTCTACCTCGTGGATTTAGAGCCCTTGCACTTCCATCGTTTGCGCGACAGTCGCAAGGGCGAGTTAGGATCTTTGGCTGCTTTGGGAAACTGGCGCATTTGCCCGGCCGAGCGGGCGCAGTAGCTATCGCCTTTGGACGTGCCAGGCCGCACGCGCGGCCCGCCGTCGGCGGCCCGGCCTGCTTGGCCGTAGCTGATCTTGCGGCCGTCTTTGGTGTATTTGACTTTGGCCTTGCCGCGGCGAGGGCCAGTGCGTCGAGCCATTAGGCTGGTGGGTAGGGTGGCTTTGGTGCGCTGGTATTGGTGCCGGCCATCATGCGAGCCTTGCTTGCTTTGTTGCCGCCTTTTTTCTTGGCCATTTTCATGCCTTTCATTTTCATACTGCCGTACATATGGGGTTTCTCCCTGGTTGGAGGCCCAATTTTCTCATATTTTTTGCCAAGTTTTGTATACTTAAAATATACAGGAGAAACATTTTGGCATTTACATCGAAGACCTAACCCACTTAACCGACGACGAGTTCGCCGAGGCTCTGCGGCTGTTGGCCGCCGAGCTCGACGCGAGCCCCGATCGTCCAGTTAATAATGACTTTGTCGCGGCTATACTGGTGGAGGCCGCGCAGCGTTTGGAGACACACAATGGTAAGTAAGAAGTTTGGCGATCTATTGGTTGAGGTAGAGCTTGAAGACTCTGAAATGTGGCGCGAAGGCACCATTCGCATGCGGTTTGATCTTGGCTCTGCATACGAGACTTATCATGTCAGCCCGCCTGACATTGAGAAATTTCGCGATAACCACTCATCGCCTGCATTCATTGAGTTTATTCAGCCCGCTGGCTGGATCAGAGACTTGCTGGACGATGCGATTATGATTGCGATAGATGCGTTGGTCTGGGATTTGATTGAGCAAAAGAGCACGTTTAACGTTTGGTTTAGCGACCTATCGAAAGCGCAAATTGAAGAGTTTGCCGAGCGTTACGGCTTTGACTTAGAGGATTTAATGGATTCGGGCAGCGCGCATATTCGGGACGCTGAAGGCCAAGTAATTGGCGGGTGTGAGATGCAAGACCCGTTCTATAACCCAACCAACAGGCTGAACCCGCGCCACACATACGACTGATCTATCCCTGACCTGTCCCTAATCAGTCCCTGACCATGCGGTAAAACCTCAGGGGGGTTTTCCCGCAGATAAAAACGATAAAATACGGCATGGCCGAAAACCCATATGTGGACTTCATCAAGCGCTACCGCAATGACCCGGTCGGGTTTGTGCGTGGCGTCTTCAAGCAATCGCCAGACCCCTGGCAGGCAGATTTTTTAGAGGCTGTTGCCGCCGGCGAACGGCGCTGCAGCGTGCGTTCTGGCCATGGCACTGGCAAATCCACGGCCGCCAGCTGGTGCATGCTGCACTATCTGCTGACTCGCTACCCGGTCAAGGTGGTCGTAACGGCGCCGACCAGCGCCCAGCTGTTCGATGCGCTGTTTGCAGAAGTAAAACGCTGGATTAATGAATCGCCGGTCGCGATAAAAGAATTGCTCGAGGTCAAAAGCGACCGGGTGAGTCTCAAAGCCGCGCCCAGCGAGGCGTTTATCAGCTGCAGAACAAGCCGTGCAGAGACGCCAGAAGCCCTGCAGGGCGTGCATGCTGACAATGTGCTGCTCATATGCGACGAGGCGTCAGGCATCCCAGAGCAGGTTTTTGAGGCTGCTGCGGGCTCTATGTCGGGTGCCAACGCAAGCACCATCCTGCTGGGCAACCCCACCAGGGGCAGCGGATTCTTTTTTGATACGCACCATTCCATGGCCGACCAATGGTGGACGCGCCGGGTCAGCTGCGTTGATTCGCCGAGGGTGTCTGACGACTACGTCAAAGAGATGGCCATGCGGTTTGGCGAGGAATCCAACGCCTACCGGGTGCGCGTGCTTGGCGAGTTTCCGCTGCGCGACGACGACACGGCTATCCCGCTAGAGATTGTTGAGAGTGCGCAGCGCCGCGATGTGGTGGTGACTGACGATGAGCCTGTGGTGTGGGGTCTTGATGTGAGCCGATTCGGTAGCGACCGCAGTGCCCTGGCGAAGCGCCGAGGGCGCGAGCTCATGGGCATCCAGACTTGGCAGGGCCTTGATCTCATGCAGCTGACGGGCGCCGTTGTGGCCGAGTTTGAGTCGCTGTTACCGCGTAATCAGCCGGTGCAGATCAACGTCGACTCCATCGGCATGGGTGGTGGTGTGTGTGATCGCCTGCGCGAGCTCGGCCTGCCGGCCGTGGGCATCAACACCAGCGAGAGCCCAAGCAGCAAGCAGACCTATATCAATCTGCGCGCTGAGCTTTGGTTCAAGGTAAAAGCGTGGCTTGAGGCTCGCGACTGCTCGATACCGGCAGACGACGACCTGCTGGCTGAGCTCGTGAGTGCCAAGTACAAATTCACGTCAAGCGGCAAGATGCAGCTGGAAAGCAAAGACCAAATGCGCAAGCGCGGGCTCAGATCACCCGACCTAGCAGACGCGCTTTGTCTCACGTTCGCGAGCGACGCGATGGTCATTGGCGGCGCCTACGGCGCGCAAAATAGCTGGCACACGCCTTTGCGCCGAGGGCTGTCGATAACGTAACTGGTAAAATTAGCCTCTATATTTCCTATATATGGGGGTTTCTGATGGCGAAAACAGAATCGCACTCCTACCGACGCGGGTCAGGCGGCTACCGAGAAGCTGCTGGCGACATCGCTAAAATGATGGGCAAGAAGAAAAAAGCCAAGAAGGCTAGGTAATTGGCAGTCATTGGCGGCTTGCTTGATATTGGTCGTGCAGCGAGGTTGGCGCGTGCTAGCGAACAAGGCTTTGATGTAGACCAAGTCCTTTATCACGGGACATCAAAAGATTTTGAAAAGTTTGACCGTGGGCAGCTAGGCAGTCTGACTGATGCGCGCAGTGCCAAGAGGGCCATATGGTTTTCTGATGATCCAGTCACTGCCAATGCTTATGCGAATTTTTCTGCGACACACGGCCCAGTAAAAAAATTGATCGACGAGGCTACTGCTGCAGAGAGGCGTCGCGATTTTGATACATACGAAAAAAAGATCATTGAGGCAGAGGATTTAGAGTCGAAACTCACTCGCGAAAGAAGGGCGGGCCAAAACGTCATTCCTGTTTTTGCCAAGGCTGACCTGTTTGACGTCGATATGCAGGGCCGCTCCTTCGATGACTTTGGCGTTAGCGACGAGATAGACGAAATCCTGCGTTCTGCGCAAAAAGACGGCCGCAGCGGCGTGCGGTTCCGCAACCTCAACGACGCTGTCGGTTTGGCCGATAGACCTGCAACGCATGTTGCAGTCTTTAAGGAAAACGACATTAGGTCAGTCAATGCGGTGTTCGATCCAGAAAAGAAAAGTTCGCCAAATTTGCTGAGCAGCCCCGCACCTATTGGTGTTGCTGCAGGATTACTGGCTGCTAACCAGTCGCCTGAGTTGAAAGACCAGGCCGTCGCTCTGGGGGAAGTAGGGCGGCAAGCGATCACGAACCTATTGGCACCTACAGCTGCGGCGCCTGCCGCTTTGATACAGGCGCTAACTAGCGACCGCCCTACTGAGCAGATCCGAAGCAGCTACAACACTTTAGTAGAAAGCCAGACCTATAAGCCTCAAACCGATTTAGGAAAGCAGTATAGCGGGCAGGCAATAAAGGCGTTGGGTGGCGCTATGGCTGCGCCTTTAGCTGCTGGCGCTTCTTTACTTGAGCCTCTCCAACCCGTTGCTGACCTTGCAAGCGAATACATACCAGATCGCGCCAAATTAGTGGGTCAGTCGTTACTGGATATTTTCTAATGGCCGAACTTATAGACAACGAAGAATTCATCGAAGAAGACGACTTTGGCATGTCCGAAGAAGACGTGCAGGCTGCGGTGCGTATCGCGGTTGAGGATGCCGTCGACTATATCGACAACACCATCAGCCCGGCGCGAGCTCAGGCGGCCGAGTACTACAACGGCGAGCCACTAGGCGACGAGCAAGAGGGCCGTAGCACGGCGCAAACGATGGACGTGCGCGACACAGTGCAGGCGATGCTGCCGTCCTTGATGCGTATTTTCTGTGGCAGTGACCATGTGGTCGAGTACGCCCCATATGGCCCTGAGGACGTCGAGAACGCCTCCCAGGCGACCGATTACGTCAACTATGTGCTAAACAACGACCAGGACCAAAGCTACATACAGATCATCTATGCCTGCATGAAAGATGCATTGGTGAAGGGGTCGGGTTTTCTCAAGTATTACTACGACGAAAGCGAGTCGATCCAAACGTATGAGCTTGAAAACCTAGACGACCAGGCACTGGCCGCGCTCAACAGCGACCCTGAGATAGAGATAGACATGCTGATGTCGATGGTCACTGAAGACCAGCCGCAGCCGCAGCATAAGGTCCGCGTCACCCAGCGCAAAAAGATAGGCAAAATCAAAGTAGAGGCGGTGCCCCCCGAAGAGATTCTGGTCGACCGACGAGCTCGCTCCATCGAAGACGCCGACCTAATCGCGCACAGAGCGTATCTGACGGTCAGCGACTTGGTGACGATGGGCTACGACGCGGAAGAAATGGAGAACTTCGCGACAGACGAAAACGATATGGATTTGTTTAACGTCGAGGCTCGCGAGCGCGTTCGTAACTTTCGCGACAATCGCAACTATGTCGACCCGGCTAATCGCAGGGTGCTGTATGTCGAGGCATATGCACGGCTAGACATCGACGGCGACGGCATCAGCGAGCTCCGCAGATTGTGCCTGGCTGGGCCAAACTACGAGATCATTCGCAATGATTCGGCCGACCAGATACCGCTGGCGCACTTCTGCCCGGACCCAGAGCCGCATGCATTTTTCGGCATGTCGATTGCAGATCTGACCATGGACATTCAGCGAATCAAGACGTCGGTGCTGCGGGCATCGCTTGATAGCCTGGCGCAGTCGATCACGCCGCGCACTGTGTTGCTCGAAGGCCAAGCAAGCCTTGAAGACCTTATGAACAATGAAGTCGGTGCGGTCATAAGAGCTCGCAACCCTGGTGCCGTGATACCGCTGACCATGCCCTACGTTGGCAAAGAGGCATTCCCGATGCTTGGCTACATGGATGAAGTGCGCGAGAACCGCACTGGCATCTCCAAGGCAGCTGATGGCTTAGACCCAAGCGCTTTGCAGAGCTCCACGCTGATGGCCGTCCAGCAGACCATAGGGGCCGCTCAGCAGCGCGTTGAGCTCATCGCCAGGCTATTTGCCGAGGGCGGCATGACCAGGCTTTACAAGGGGCTGCTGCAGCTGGTGATTAAGCACCAAGACCAGCCTCGAATGATTAGGCTGCGCAATCGCTTTGTGCCCATCAGCCCCGACCGCTGGAACGCGGATATGGATGTGGTCACAAATCTGCATCTAGGTAGGGGCAGCGACATGGAGCGCATGACGTTACTGCAGCAGATAGCAGACAAGCAGGAGTCGCTGTTGCAGACGCTGGGCCCAGACAATCCTCTGGTCGACATCAATAACTACTACCAGACGCTGATTCAGATTTTGGAGACAGCTGGTTTCAAAGACCCGCAAAGGTTTTTCAAAGATCCAAGCATGCAGCCGCCGGCACCACCGCAGCCGCCAGAGCCGGACATCAACACGCAGCTGATCCAGGTGCAGATGGCCGAGATACAAGCAAATATCTCGAAAAAAGCTGCAGAGCTTGATCTCGAACGCGAAAAGATGATCCGCGAAGACGACCGCCGTCGCGATGAAAGCGACGCCAACCTGGCGCTCAAGGCGGCAGAGATCAACGCTCGGTATGGCGCTCAAATCGACACGGCAGCGATACGCGCCAACGCCGACCGAGACCGTGAGCTCGTCCGCCAATTAGGCCAGCAGTTACCGAATGGATGAGCCGAACGTATTAAACGTGCAGCGAATGTTTGAAGACGAAGACTTTAAGCACGTCGTCGCGCGAGTGAAGTTGGATTTTTTCGAGAGATGGTCGAGAGAACGCAAACCCGATCAACGGGAGCGCCTTTGGCTACAACAACAAGCCCTCGATGACCTGCTGACGCGCATGCGCGCCATTGCGGACGAGGTGGCAATGAGGAAGAAACTTCAGTGAGTGATAAAATACAGGACACTAAAACCCCAGATATGGGGACGAGCAGTCTGGCAGGCGCGCAGCTTGCCATTGCGGAAATGTTGGCACCCGAAGAGGACAATGCCGAGGTTTCAAGCACGACGACTGACATTGAGTCGGAAGACCTAGAGTCGACTGGCGAGGCGTATGAAGACACTGAGACCGAAGAAGCCGACGAGGACTTCGACCCAGAAGAATACGACGTCGATCTGGCTGACGACGAAGAAGAGCTAGAGCAGGAAGAGGGTGACGCCAACACATTCACGGTCAAAGTGGCCGGTGAAGAAGTAGAGGTTGATCTCGACGAACTGAAATCGGGCTACTCGCGTCAATCAGACTACACAAAGAAAGCACAAGCCTTGGCGGACGAGCGCAAAAACTTCGAGCAAGACCGCGATGCCGTGCTTTTGGAGCGGCAGCAATACAGCCAGTTATTAGGCGCATTGCAGCAGCAGCTGGTCAGCTTAGATGAACCGGCCCCGGATTTTGACAGGCTCTATGACGAAGACCCCATCGAGGCGACCCGTCAAGAGCGGATGTACCAGAAACGAACGCAAGAGCGCCAAGCAAAAATGCAGGCGATTGCACAAGAGCAGCAGCGGGTGAATGACGCTAACGCTCAAGAGCAGCAGCAGCAGATGCGGGGGCTTATACAGGCAGAAGCAGCCAGGTTGCCCGAAGTCATCCCTGAGTGGAAAGACGAGAAAGTGGCCGGCAAGCAGCGCGAACAACTGCGCGAGTATCTGCTTGAACAGGGTGTTGCCGAAGACGAAATGGCAGCGTTGGTGAGGGCAAATCATATCAAGGTTTTGCGCAAAGCCATGCTGTACGACCAGGGGCAACGCCGGGTGCGCAAGGCCAGAAAGCAGGGCCAGAGCACAGGTACAGTCAAAGCGGGTAACCGACCACAAAGTAAGCCAACCCAGCGCCGAGTGAAAGCCGCTCGTCAGCGTTTTGCGGGTACTGGCCGTCGAGATGACGCAGCCAGTTTATTGGAATCTTTACTTTGAGGTACTAACTCATGGCTATCGTATCGAATACGTTCACCAAGTATGACGTCGTCGGACTTCGCGAGGACCTAGCCGACGTGATCTACAACATTTCTCCTGAGACGACGCCTTTTATCAGCAACATGACAAAGCGGCGCCAGGTCACCAATACATTTTTTGAGTGGCAAACAGACTCGCTTGCAAGTGCAGGTGTCAACGCGGTCATCGACGGCGACGATCTTTCGAGCTTCACCGCCGTAAGTGCAACGGCACGTCTCGGCAACTACACGATGATTTCCCGCAAGGATTTCATCATTGCTGACAATATGTCAGGCACCCTAGACCTGGCAGGCCGTCGGTCTGAAATTGCATACCAGCTTGCCAAAAAGGGCGACGAGCTCAAGCGCGACATGGAATTCAACATGGTCGGCGTGAACCAAGCAGCTGTTGCTGGTAACAATACAACCGCTCGCAAGACGGCGTCCTTGTCTGCGTTCATTCGCACCAACACCAGCGCAGGCACCGGCGGCTCTGATCCGACTGTCTCTAGCGGCATCGTTAACGCAGCCCGTACTGACGCGAGCTCAAGCAATCAGCGTGCGTTCACTGAAACGCTGCTGAAGGCTGTAGTCAGCAGCGTATGGTCGGAAGGCGGCGAGCCAGAAATCCTGATGGTTGGGCCATTTAACAAGCAGGCAGTATCAGCATTTGCTGGTATCGCAGCGCAGCGTTACATGGCACCAGGTGATGGCCCTTCTCAAATTATCGGGGCCGCTGATGTCTACATCAGCGATTTTGGGGCTATCTCGGTGGTTCCTAACAGATTCAGTAGGGAGCGCGACGCCTACATCATCGACCCTGATTTGGTTGAGATGGCTAGCCTACGACCGCTGCAGTCTGAAGAGCTTGCCAAAACAGGTGACGCGACCAAGTTTATGATGCTTGCCGAGTATGGCTTGCAGGTAAACCAAGAAGCTGGCCTTGGCATCATCGCTGACCTAACAACTGCGTAAGGTCTGAGCGATGACTGATCGACGCACCTTGAGTTACGACCCTCTAACCAAAATCAAAACCGATTTTGTGTTTGAGGCCGGCGACAAACCGTCTGACGATAAGTTTACGATTGCGACATCGCAGGACGTGGGCTCTATCGTCAAGGCGAACAAAGTCGCCAGGAATGAGATCGACCGTCATCACAAGCATGGCGAATGGTCCAAGGTCGCGTCGATCCCGCTGTCGGTCTACTACGACCTGCAGCGCAGGGGAATCCTCAAGGATCAGAAGGCCCTTAAAAAGTGGCTTAACGATTCAGACAACAGGGCGTTTCGGACGCGCGACGCGAGGCTTTAATGGCCATCACGACCTACAGCGAGCTTCAAAGCGCCATCGCTGACTGGTTAAACCGCAGCGATTTAACGTCGGTGATCACTAGCTTTATCAGCTTGGGTGAAGCGCAGTACAACCGCACGATTCGCCATCGCTCGATGATTACTCGAAGCCAGGCGACCATCGACGGCGAGTACAGCGCGACGCCGCCTAACTGGATACAGACGGTGTCTTTTATCTTGGAGACAAACCCAGTCACGCAGCTGGACTATGTCACCAATGAAGAGATAAACCGCAAGAAAACGGCGGGTGCCGGCAGTGGCAAGCCGCAGTGCTATAGCCATGTTGGCACAGAGATACAGGTGTATCCGACGCCCGACAGCAACGGCTACACCGGGGAGCTAGTTTTCTACAGCAAGATTCCTGCGCTGTCCGATTCCAATACCACCAACTGGCTGCTAACGGCCAGCCCGGACATTTATCTGTACGGCAGTCTCATGCAGAGCGCGCCGTATTTGCGTGACGACGATCGCATCCAGATATGGGCAAGTCTTTATCAAAAGGCCATTGATGATCTGAACATTTCCAATGAACGAACGCGCGGGCAGACCAGCGTCAAAATGAGGGCAGTCGCACTGCAATAGATATGGCATTTACAGATTACCTTGAAAACAAAGTTTTGGATTATGTGTTTAGCGGCGGCAGCTTTTCGCAGCCTGGCACGAAGTATTTGGCGCTGTATACGGTTGCGCCGACAGACAGTTCAGCCGGTACGGAAGTGACTGGCGGTGGTTACGTGCGCCAAACCGTAACGCTGACGACAAGCGGTAGCGACACGACAAATAGCGCTGCGGTTGAGTATCCAACAGCGACAGCTAACTACGGCACAGTCGTTGCGGTCGCGGTGCTAGATGGGTCAACGGGCGGGAACATGCTCGCGTATGCCTCGCTCACTGCAAACAAAACCATAGCAACCGGCGACGTGTTTCGCGTACCAGCCGGCGACTTAGATATTGCCCTCAACTAATGAGTCAGGGGTGGTCCAATGGCAGCTGGAACCAGGGGCGGTATGGCGTTTGGAGCTATCAAGATTGCGCAGCTAGCACGACTGCTACAAGCAGTTTCACTGCGTCTGCGGCAGTCATTAAAGACGGCCAAATCGCTATCAGTGCTGCTTCTGTGGCTACCGCGAGCGGCGAGCGTATTCAGCGAGGGGCTGCGTCAGCGACTGCGAATAGCAGTGTCACTGCTGCGGCTGTCGTTGTTGCCAATGGCGCCGCGTCTATTAGCGCTGCGTCTACAGCTACAGCAAGCAGCCAGCGCATCGCTCTTGGCGCTGCTTCGCTTAGCGCGGCGAGTGCTGCGACAGCTGCTGCCGACATCATCGCCAACGCGGCGGCGAGTGTTACGGCTACTTCTTCGTTTACGAGCGGGGGTGGCGTTGTTCAGAGCGCAAGCGCTGCGGCGACTGAAGTCTCTACGGTTACCGCTGCCGGCGAAATCAAATGGCAAAAAGAAGCGGGTGCCAGTTCCAGCTGGTCAGTTCAGAGCTCTGCATCAACAAACTTTACAGAACAACCGACGGCCAGCACGACCTGGCAGCAAGCAGCGTGAGGATTAACTGATGGCTGACACAATGGAAGGCCGACTACTTCTCCGGCAACAAGAAAGCGGCGCCAATAGCGGAAATTGGGGCGTACTTTTGAACGAAACCGTGGCAACGATTGCGTCCGCGTTTGGCTATGGCAATGAAGTGTTAAGCAGCGACGCTGATGCAACGATCACGGTGGCCAATGATGGTTCAAGCATAGATGCGGCCAGGGCTGCTTTTGTAAAAATTACGAGCTCGGCAACGCTTACTGCGACCAGAACTATCACGTTCGCACCTAATACTCTGAATCAGGTCAAGACGATTCAGAACAGCACTACTGGCGGGCAGAGCCTTACTATAAAGCAGGGCTCAGGTGCGACAGTCACGATTGCCAACGGCGCAACTAAGGTTGTGTATTTCGATGGCGCAGGCTCTGGCGCTGCTGTAGTGGATGCGTTAAGTGGGTTGTCTGCGAATGTTTCGGATCTGACGAGCACTGGCAGCATCAATATCAATAGTGCCAGTTATGACAACCGACAAGTAGGGGTAGATGGAGGAGGCTTCTTCGTTTATAACCTTGCTGATAGTCGTTATGACTTGCAAATTTCAGATATTGGCGGTCTAAGTACAAGCCCTGCGGCAGGAGGAAACGCAGTATTTAACGAAGGTGGCGTAGATGCTGACTTTCGCGTTGAGTCTGACGGCAACACGCATATGCTGTTTGTTGATGCCGGTAATAGCCGAGTTGGCATCGGCACTAGCAGCCCGGTAGCAGATTTAAGTGTTGGCTCCGTCGGTTCTGGCACAGCCTCGGCTACACCCGTCGAGGTAAATCTAGGCAGTACGTTTGCAAATTCAGCAGGCTCACTTTCCAAAGCCAAGTTAAAGCTCTTCGAAGACTCTTCTTCGAACGTGTACGGACTTTCTGTTTCTTCTGGTCTCTTAGAATTTGGCGTTCCCAGCAGTGCGGGTCATGCGTTTTTTATTAACGAAAGTGAAGCCATGCGGATCACTAATGGCACGCTGCTCGTCGGAAAAACTAGCGCATCAACTAATACTGTAGGCGTAGAGGCTAGAGCAGATGGAACTTTTGCTGCTGTTAAATCTAGCGGCGGCGCAGTTGTATTCGGACGCAATACAGACGATGGGACTATTGTTACATTCCGCAAGGACGGCACCGCAGTCGGCAGTATTGCCACACAGGGTGGTGAAGTGTGTCTAATGGGGCCGAGTGGTGGGGGTTTACGAGTTAGGGCATCAATGGCTTCTGTGATACCCGTAAACGCATCAAGAACAAATTTAGATACGACATGTGACTTAGGCTCTGATAGCGCACGCTTCAAAGACCTCTACCTGTCAGGCGGTGCATACCTAGGCGGCACAGGTTCAGCCAATAAGCTGGATGATTATGAGGAGGGCACGTACACGCCTGACTTGCAGTTTGGTGGTGTTGCCTCTGGGATTAGTTGGAATGTGCAAGCAGGAAGGTATACGAAGGTAGGCAGAAATGTCCTCGTAAGTGTGTACCTATAT